ATGTAGGTAAACTTATTAAAGAATTTCCCGTAAAAGACAATAAAGACAAGCCTGGTGTTATTGAGATATTTGAGATGCCAAAAAAGAAGTCTGGAGAAGTTATTGCTGACAGATATATACAGGGAACAGATACTTATGATGATGATGAGTCTGTAACAAACTCTTTAGGGTCAACATTTATATTAGATTTGTGGACCAACAGAATAGTTGCAGAATACACAGGAAGAAGAGGAACTAAAGAATTTTATGAGATTACAAGAAAGCTAAACATATTTTACAGAACAAAGCACAATTACGAGCAAAACAAGAAAGGTCTTTATACTTATTATGAGAATAAAAACTCTACGCATTTGCTATGTGATACTCCTGAGTCCCTTAAAGATGTTGCAGACATTACTATCTCTAAGGTTGGAAATAAGAGAAAAGGAACAACTGCATCAGCACCAATTAATGCTTATGGTTTAAGATTAATTCTTGACTGGTTACTAGAACCTGCTTACGGTGAAGATCCTAATAGTGAAATACTGAATTTGCACAAGATAAGGTCTGTAGGACTTCTTGAAGAGATGATAGCCTTTAACAAAGACGGCAACTTTGATAGGGTCTCTGCTATGATTATGGTAATGATAATTAAAGAAGACTTGTTTAAGTTTGTAGATAGGAAGCAAAAAGAAAAAGTAAAATCATTATCTCAAGACTCTTTCTTTACAAGAAACTATAAATCACAAGGACACAGGAACTTGCCTGCATCAATACAAAAAGAAATGAGTAATAACTTGCATATTAAATAATTAATCCATACATTTGTGGGTTTAACTACGTCTATATACTATGTATAACAAAAATACGGGGATGCCCGCACAGAAAAAGGCATACTCTCAGAAAAATACCAAATGGAGAAAAGACTGCATTAATGGTGCTGAGAATGCAACAATATCTAATGGAGGCCCTTTAAGGAAGTCCTTAATAAACAAAAGAATAAACTACGACCTGTATTCAGATATACTAGACCCTGCAGATGTAGAAAGAACTTGTAATCCAAACAAAATATCAGGATTAGAAGCTCCTGCAAGAATGATGAACTATCCAATATGTAATCCCAAGATTGATTTACTTGTTGGAGAGTCTATTGCTAGGAAATTTGACTGGATGGTTAGAGTTATTAATCATGACGCAATAACTGATAAGGAAGTTAAGTTAAAACAAAAGCTTAAAGAGCTTATGATGAGGCATGTTAAAGAACAAGCTGATGATGAGCAAGTAGAAAAAGAATTTAAAAAGTTTCAAAAATTTGCAAACTTTGAATATCAAGACATTAGAGAGCGCAGAGCTACTCACATTCTTAAATACTTATATGGGCACCTAAGAGCTGATCATTTATTTTCTAAAGGATTTAAAGACGCTTTAATTTGCGCTGAAGAAATATACCAGTGTGACGTAGTTGCAGGTGAGCCTATAATGACTAGGTTAAATACTAAGAACGTAGAAACAATAAGGTCTGGTGAGTCTCAATATATTGAAGATTCTGATGTAATTATAGTTTGGGGATATCATTCTCCAGGAAAAATTATTGATGACTACCATGAGTACCTTACACCTAAAAATATAGATTCTATAGAAAATGGGTTAAATGACACTTCTGCTAGCAAAGGTCTTAATATTGGAGATAGTGAAGGCTTGCCGTTAAAGGTGAATGAGGGAATACTTTTATCTTCTTTGGAAAACAATACTCAAGAAGGATCCACATTTGATCAAGACGGGAATATACTTGTAAGAAAAGTTTACTGGAAGTCTATGAGAAAGATGAAAAAGGTAAAGTATTATGATGATGAGGGTGATGAACAGTATGAGTTATTTCCAGAACAATACCAGATTGATGTAGATGCTGGTGAGGAAGAAGAAATTCTTTGGCTTAATGAGTGGTGGGAAGGTCATAAAATAGGTGGTGGTCATGAAGGAGATTCTGATGATAAAGCTATTTATGTTAGGATGCAGCCAAGACCAATACAGTTTAGGTCTATGGAAAACCCTTCTAAATGTTATCCTGGAATTGTTGGAACAATATACAATACTAATGACAACAAAGGAGTTTCATTAATGGACAGAATGAAGCCTTTCCAGTATTTATACAATGTTCTTGCATACAACAGTGAAATGGCTATTGCCAAGAACCACGGAAAAATAATGAGACTAGATTTATCTCAAGTTCCTGAAGAATGGGATATTGACCAGTGGTTGTCTTTTGCACAAGGAACAAACCTTGCAGTATTTGATTCTTTTAAAGAAGGAAATAAAGGTGCTGCTCAAGGAAAACTTGCTGGAGGTATGTCAGCACAAGCTCCTGTAATTGACCTAGAAATGGGTAATACAATACAGTTGTATCAGAACATGATGGCATTCATTAAAAATGAAATGGGTGAAATATCAGGTGTATCTGCAACAAGGTTAGGCCAAATACAAAATAAGCAAGCAGTAGGTAATGTTGAGCAAGAGATTACTCAAACTTCAATGATTACTGAGTATTGGTTTGCTGAGCATGATTATACTAAGCTTAGAGTATTAAACACTTTATTGGAGACAGCTAAGCATGCATGGAAGGATCAGAAAAACAAGAAAGTTCAATATGTTCTTGATGACGCATCTACTATGATGTTTGAAATAGATGGTACTGAGTTTAATGAATGTGAATATGGAATACAAATAACTGACGGGTCTAAGAGTCATGAACTACTTGGAACCATGAAGCAGTTATCTCATGCAGCTATTCAAAATGGAATACTAAACTTTTCACAGTTAATTGATATTTACTCTACAGATTCTATTGCATCTATTAAGCGTAAAATTGAAGCTAGTGAAAATGATAAAGCTGAAGCTGACGCTAAACAACAAGAGCAAGCTCAGAAAATGCAACAAGAACAAATTGCTGCAGCAGCAGAGGCTGAAGAAAAAGCAAAAGACTTTAAGCGTGAAGAATGGGATAGGGAAGACCTTAGAATGGTTGCAGAAAACCAAAACAATCTGGAAATAGAGCGTATGCGTCAAGATAATGTTGATGGTAAGTTTTATGACAAAACAAATTCTGACGCATCCATAACATTGCAGAAACTAAAGAATGAGGCTGATAAAATCCAAAAGGATTATGAGTTAAAAAAGAGACAGCAAGTAGAAGTGGAAAGGCACAATAAAGTATCTGAAAAGAATGAGTTAAAAAAAGCGTCACAAAATAGTGGCGCTAAATAACTTTTTAGCTATAGAAGTTGCTACTTTATTTTCTTGAGGGAGTAAAAACACTAGGAAGTATAGAATATTAATTATTACATTTGTAAAATAAGAGGAGAACATATGAAGTATAACGGATTAGAAGGTATTGATATAGATGCCTTAGCAAATTCTGAGGAGTCTATTGTAGAACCAGTAATCAGTACTGAGCCTTTGGTTGAGGATGTTACAGGTACAGAGAGGCAAACAGGAGATGAATTAAATAAAGCACCAGACGTAGAGCCGGAGCCAGATGCAGAAGAAGGCATTAGCTTAGAGGAGTTGGCAAACCAAGGTGATGAAGATGAAGAAATAATTGAAGAAGAGGTAAGCCTAAATAACGAGGATGGTATCAAAGATACTTCTCAAGCTCCTGCAAAGACTAAAGGGAAATCTCCCTCTTCTCAGATACCTTATGCTTCTCTAGCCTCTGCCCTTTATGATGCAGGAGTTTTATCTGAAGATGATGAGCTAGAGAATGTTGAGGATGCTGAAGCGCTTATGTCGCTTATGGCAAAACAAATAAAAGCTAATGAGCTTTCTGACCTTAATGACACTCAAAAAGAATATTTAGAAGCTTTAAGATCAGGTGTGCCACATCAAGAATATGCTGCAGCAAAAACTACTGCATCTCAATATGAAGCCTTAACTGATGAGGTTATTGAAGGTGATGAGAAAATGCAGCATGAGCTTGTTAGAAGAAGCTTTATAGTTAAGGGTTTTTCAGATGCTAAAGCTAAAGCGTATGCTGACAGTTTAACAAGTCCTGAAGAGGCTATTGCTGCTAAGTCAGAATTAATTGCCCACTCTATTGCAGAGGTAGAACAAAAGTCTGCAGCAAACAAAGCTATTAAAGCTGCTGAAGCTAAAAAAGAAGCGGAATATTTATCTGAATTAAAATCTAAGATTAATGAATCTTCAGAAATAATTCCAGGAATTAAGATTAATGCAACTACAAAGACAAAAATCTACAACTCTTTAGTTACTCCGGTAGAGAATAAAGGTGGTGGAGAATTGGCAAATGACGTTATGAAAAAGTATTCATCAGATGATGATTACAAAACTAGGCTTCATGCTCTAGATGTTATTACAAAAGGATTTACTGATTTCAGTAAAATTGCAAGAACAGAAAAGAGTAATGCTGTTAGAGATTTAGACACAGTGCTGAAAACAACTAGCAATAGTGTTGGAGGTTCAGGAAAATCTGCAGCAGACAGAATTAAAGGAAGCACAACTAGAAGTATTGGCGCTAAAATGCCAGACTTTGGTTCAATGAATAAAAAGTAAAAACTAATAAATTTAAAATAAACGTATGGCAACTGGAAGACTTTCAGAATTACAGATTACGGATGCGACTACTTGGAAAGGTTTAACAACTGAAAACCACTTAGGAGCAATCTGGCAACAAGCCCCTCAGAAAGTATCTGACATGATCACTATGATCCAACAAAACAAGTTTGGAAACAATATTGATAGTGTACTATCTGCATTTCCAACATTGGAATTTGAAGATGACAGAGACTTTACTTGGGACCTTCAATCACAAGGATTGGACAATATTCCTTTAGTGGAATGTAGAATTGACGGTGTAGCCGTTACTCCTGCAGACACTCCAGGAAAAAACTTTACACAATTTGAATTAGTATTTGGAAAAGATTGGTTTTCTGATACAGAAAGAATTGTAGGTGAATTAAATGAGATTTATCCTGTATTAATTCAGGAAGAGCCTGTACAAGAAGGTTCTAACTGGGTATACACTTGTGTAATGGATACAGGTAGTGCTGACATGTTTATTCCTTATGAAGAAGTAACTGCAGGAAAGATTTTCTCTGGTGAATTTTCTCCAGTGGAAAGAACTATGTCTAGAAAAGGTAGAGAGCTTAAGCACAAAAGCTTAATTTCTATGCAAAATGGATTTTCTCAAATTAGAATCCAAAAGAAGACTCCTGGAAACATGAGTAAAAAGAAAATGGGATCTTACTATGTAGATAACGATGGTAAAGCAGTTAAATTCTGGCAACACTATGAGTCTTACATGTTTGATAACGCATTTAGAGAAGACATCAACAAAATGTTAATGTTTGGTACTTCTAACAAGTCTGCAGATGGTCAGTATAAAGTTAAAGGTA